GATACACTTACCATGAATGGAACGACGCAGGGTGGCATTGTTGGCTCCCGAATCCATGTGGTTGCTGTATCCGCGACAATGTGGCAGGTTTCTGGAGTCAATATCGGATCCGGAACTCTGGTAACTGTAGCTTCCTAATATATTTGGGTTGTAACAGTCACCTTTGCGGTGTAGCTAGCTTTCAAAGGGGCGCCATTTTTGGCGTCCCTTTTTAATTTTCTCAATTTTACTTCTATTTCTCTTGCTTTATTTTTGAATTCAAGTTTGGAGAAACAAATGCCCGAAACCGAAACACCAACTACTACTAAGAAGACGCCCAAAGCAAAGTCTACAAAGACAACTACAGCTCCAGCTGTTGAGGCTGCAGTAGAAGATAATTCTGGTGCCCTTACAGCAGATCTAGCAGCAGCTCAAGCAGAGATTGCCAACCTGAAGGCACAAGTTAGTGATCTTACGCCTGAACCTGAACCAGAACCAGAACCACTTACAGTGGATCAAAAATTAGAGTTGCTTTGTCATGCTCTAAGAGAGACATTCTTACGCCAAGGTCGTAATGTCAGGGTATCAGCCCTAGATGATTGTCTATCAAGGTTGGGTTATTAATTTCAGAAATTTTATTTTTTATTTCGACCGTGCAGGCCTCTTTTTATATAGAAAGTGCCCCGGTTTTTTATTAAAATATGATTTTAGAGTCGACGACTAATTAAGATATTTCGCGTTCTGTCTAATAGTTAGACTAAGAGCGTGTTATGTCTACATTTGCATTTACAAAAAACCCAACTCCGTTTGGCTTCTTCGATTCTGACGCTGATTTTCAGACAGAAGCTAATTCTATAATTTCATTCGTCAAAAGAAAATTGGGCGATGATATATTATCTGTTGAATTAACAAAGAAACAGATATGGGCTTGTTTTGAAGAATCCTTCTGTGAATATGGGAGGATTATTAATGAAGCAGACGCAAAGTCTCAATTAAGCAATTTACTTGGGATGTCCACCGCGAGTAATCCTACGGGACTGTTTCCAAGACAAAATCTTGAATATCTTTTGAGAATGTCCGAGCCTTACTCTATGGAAGCTGGTATCGGTGGAGTGTATAATCAGTTTTCTGGTTCAATACAACTCAGATATAAGGTTCAAGATTATGATATCTATTCAGAGTTGAAGAATTCTAATGGTGATCTTTTGATAGCAAGTGCTTCTCAAAAACCTGCTAGAATTAGAGAAGTTTTTCACTTCTACCCGCAAGCTGCATATAGGTTTTTTGATACTACATCTGCTGTCAATTACTTAAACAATGAATTTTCGTTTGAGTCGTTTACTCCTGAGACAGTATTTTATGTCCTGCCTGTTTTTGAAGATGTTTTACGCGCTGGTCAAATGGACATTTCAAATAGGGTTCGACGATCAAATTATTCATATAGAATAATTGGGAGTAAGCTACGCATTTATCCTATGCCAACTCAAATGTCTAGCAGCCTACCAAAGCTCTGGGTAAGAGTTTCTTATCCTCCAGACCCACTGGACCCGTCAATTCCTGATGAATCAATTTATGGCGTCTCGAATCTTTCAAATGTACCATTCGGAAGACTGACATTTAGCAAAGCTAATTCTATCTCCAGACAATGGGTTCGCCAATTTTGTCTTGCTCTGTGCAAAGAACTTTTGGGACAGGTGAGATCAAAGTTTCAGACTGTTCCCATTCCATCTGGCGATCTCACGCTCAATGGTCCAGATCTAATCACTCAAGGGAGAGAAGACCAAGGCCGCTTAAGAGATCAGCTCGTTGAATTACTAGAAAGCTTAACATATAGCGCGATGTTAGAGTCCGGTGCGACTGATGCAGAAAATATTATGAGAGCGCTCAAGCTAATTCCAATGCCACTCGGCCAGTCGATTATTATATCATGAGTGTAAGCAATGGCTAGATTATTCATAACACCTCGTGAAATTGACCTTATTTCTGATGTTACCAAAGAGCTCATCAAGGATGTTGTAGGTCAAAAGATTTTTTATTATCCGATACGGTATGATAAGACACAAATTCATGATGTTTATGAAGAGGCTCCTGATAAGATATTCGACCACCCTATTGACATAGACTCTCAGGTTGTTTGGCAACCAAACGAAACCAGAACAAACCGATTCGGTCAAGAACAATATTCTTCTATAGAAGTTTATTTGCATTATCGAGATATGATTGATAAGGATATAGCTGTCAGAGAGGGAGATTACTTTAGTTATGGCGATACATTTTTTGAAATAACATCTTTAGAGTGGCAGAACAATATTTATGGAGAGGTTGAATATATAACTGGTGTAAAGCTAATGGGTAAACAGGCTCGTCTTGGTCAAATTGATAAGGAACCTCATGGACCAACAGATGAGGGTTATTCAGATCCTGATGCTATACAGAAAGTATTCGTCCAACAACGTGGATTTGCGAAAAATATACTTGGTGAAACAGGTGATGTAAGAGCTCTAATAGAGCAAGGGAAATTGGAATTACCACCAGAACCTGCTCCAGCAGAAGTGTCTCCAAAAGGTTCTCCGGACGAAATAAGTTCTGCATTCTATGATGAGAGTTGATAAATGACAACCCGATATTCAAAAGAAAAGAAAGTAAACAGTGTAAGTTCAGGGTATGATAATCCTGATGTTGTAGATGACTTAACAATTCCGTCATGTACCATCGAGGATGTAGACCGTGCGGTTTTCAATCTTTTCAATGAAGAAATTCCGTTGTTTATTAAGAGAAAAGCAGAATTAAAGAAGCCTCCTGTTATTTTTGCGACTGGTGAGCGATTTGCATTATTGGCTAGAAATCGTCCACTCCGAGATGCCTCGAATGCTCTAATTCTTCCATTGATTTCTATTGTAAGAAGCGGAATCGATCAATTAGGCGCAAAGGGAGCCACACAATTTCAAGGCTCACCTATTTTGGTAAAATCTCGTATTTCGAAAGATGATCTAGTGTTTCAGCGGCTTCAAAATAAGTACGGTTTTAAGAACGATGATAATCTGGTTATTAAATCGGGCCGCCAAACAGATACTGGTGAAGGAGGCGGCACCGATCCTGGTAAGATTTCTACCAGAAGAGAACCGTCCAAAATTCCCATGAAGGTTCGAGAGGGAATCATCCTTGAGCCTTCTGTGACAAAAAATATTATTGAATATATCGAGATGCCACCGATTAAGCAATACACCGCGAATTATGAGATTACATTTTGGACACAATATACTCAAGAAATGAATGCTCTGCTCACAATTATGATGGGAAGCTATGTTGAGAGCCGAATGCGCACTTATTCTATAAAGACACCATCTGGCTACCGATTTTCCGCTTTTGTAGATGCAGCATTAAATCCCCAGAATAATTTTGATGATTTCACAGACGCAGAGAGGCTCGTAAAGTATTCATTCACGATGTCAGTAGCAGCGTATATGGTCGCTCCTCAAACTCCGGGCCTACCACAACCGTTAAGAAGATTTGTTTCTGCGCCTAATTTTTCTTTTGATGCAGCAGGAACAATCGGCGGCGTCCCTGCATCTGCTCCGCCTGGCGCAGTGCCGTCAGGTCAACCCGGCGCGTATGTTCTTGATAATTTGGCTAGTGAGGGTGATCCTTTACCTCCCGGCGTCGTCGGCGCAGGCTCGGCTGATGGAGCAATGGCTCAAGCGCAAAATTTTGCTGAGAAGGTTGCACGAGGTCAAGCCGAACAATTGGTCGCTGGCTTCCCTGGTGCTACAAAAGTCATTCTTGGCGGAACCGATTTTAATAATGTTGGTACGACAAAAAAATCTTCAGCTCCTACGACCATAATTACAATCGTGGACCCATTTACAGGCGAAATCTCTTATCGAGAAATTACTGTAAAAATGGCAAATCCACGCAAGGGAGAAACGGTCTTTAGAGACAGTCAGCAGCCCTCGTCAGGCTTTGAAATAGATTTCGGCCTCTTGGTTGAAGATTGATGAGACATTTAGGACTTCAACAGAATAGTTATTTTTGATAAAAGCAGATCCAGGAGAGCTAACTCATGGCAGAACAAACATTTAGATCACCAGGTTTCTTTGAAAGAGAAATCGACGCGACAGCAAGAGAAACCCAAGTTCTTGGTGTTCCCGCAGGTGTTATTGGTACAGCTGATAAAGGTCCCGCTTTTGTACCGGTAACGGTCGGAAGCATGAGCGACTTCTTGAATAAATTCGGAGATCTCGATCCCGATCGAGCCGGGCCCTATGCTGTGTCCGCATTTTTGGCAAACAGATCCGCGCTAACTTACATGCGAGTGTTGGGCGCCGGCGCAAACGAAACAACCGCGAATATTTCAACAACAAGAGATATGGGGACAGTTGTTAATACTGGCTTCAAGATAACGCCTAAGCTGATAGGTGGCGTCGGTCTCCCTGTTGCTGGGGGCTCGATGCGTGCAATGGATGGTGGCGTTCAGATGATCGTCGCTCGTCACTACGTTTCATCTGCAGTAGATTATTCTTTCCCTGAATTTACTGATAATCCCTCGTTTGGTATTTCCGCAGCTGGAACAGTCAACCTCGTCCGCGGAGTTATATTCGCAGCCACTGGTTCACGTGTACAGTTGTACGAAGTTGGAATGCAGTGGAAGAACTCAATGCCGTTAACAGCAAGTGTTAAGGGAGACTCGAACAAGTACTTCGCAATTGCGATATCGTCTTCTCTCGGATCAAGCTATACGGATGAATTTAATGTTCAGGCAGGTGCAGGTGTTAAAATTATTACTGCATCCCTGGATCCATCTAACGCCTCATACATCTCTAAGGTTCTAAACACTGATCCACAAAAGTTCTACGAGCATCAGCACTTGCTTTATCTAGATTATGCAGTTGAGGATGAGTTAGCGACCGTCGATCAGAACCCAAAATCTGCAGCTGTTATGCTAGTCTCTGGTTCTACCAATAATGCTGGTAACGCTGGTCTTTCTGGGGCAAATCGTTATTTCCAGGCAGTTTACGGACGTTATGATACTCGATACACGACTCCTCGTACTCCGAATATTATTTCACAACCGTACGGAAGCACTGAGTACCCACTCGTTCACTTCGAGGCGCTATCTGATGGTGCTTATGCAAATGATAAGATTAAGGTTACTCTGGCCAACGTCCGGGCTTCTGTCAATAAGAATTACCAGTATGGTACATTCGAGGTTCGTGTTAGAAGGTTTAGTGATACAGATCTTGAGCCTCAGACAGTTGAAACTTATCCTGATTGTTCCCTCGATCCTGATGCTGATAACTTTATTGCTAATAAGATCGGTGACTATAAGGCTCGTTACAACTTCGATGCTGATAATGAGGATGAAAAGAGAATCATCGTTACAGGTCGATATCCCAACAAGTCTAATTGGATCAGGGTCGTTGTGCAGGACACGGTTTATGCTAAGGATGTTCCCAGCGATGCTCTACCTTTTGGTTTCGATGGCGTTCCCGTTCTAAAGACTGCGGATTCACTAGTAGATAATCCTGCTAGCGCTCCTCTTACTGTTGACGGTGTTACTATCGGAAATAGAGGAAATATACGACTTGGTATGTCTGCATCACACTCTGTTGCAGCCACAGGAGGTAAGGCTCTCGGCCTAACCGGTTCCATTGTCCCGCCGCTTCCGTTCCGATACAAGGTAACAAGAGGCCAGGCGAAGACAAGTGATGCAATATATTCAGGACAACCTGGAACGAATGAGCTAGTTGATAGCCGACTTTGCTGGGGTGTCAAGTATACAAGATGTCCTAAGACAGGAAGTACCGATAACGCAGGGCTTAACGTCAATATTTCGAATCTCCCAAATCCAATCATTGCTTCTTATGCAAAATTCCAAGGAATAGAAAAACTTGATACATTGGTCACTGGGTCTGGAAAGAATCACTTTAATGCTAATAAGTTTACTTTGGCACGAGTGGTCCTTGCTGGTACAGGTTCTTCAGCTGCAACGTTACTACAATATGTTACTGCATCAGCAGCTGAAATGATGAAAGATGCTGTGTATATAAGAAATGGTCTACCAGATACTCAAACATACGCGATCAATGATCCTGAGACAAATGGAAAGGGCGCTCCATACGGCATGAGAGTAACTCTTGCAACATTAGCTCAGTCTTCATCTGTGAAGTTTAACCGGTTTACAGAATATACGAAGTTCAACGTACCGTTTTATGGTGGTTGGGATGGCTTAAATATTCTTGATAAGGATATGGCTTTAATGAATGACAGGGCTTCTTCCACTGACGTTTCCGGTCAGAATGGTAAGGCTTCAAGCGAGTTCTCATCTGCTGACTTAGGTCTGGCTTCAAACCCAGCGGGAACCGGACGCCAGAACAATCATATCGCTGCATACCGCGAAGCTAGCAAAATTATGACGGACGCAATGACTGTGCGCACAAATATTTTGGCTATCCCTGGTATCAGAGATTATTTTGTTACTGATAACGCTGCAATTCTTACTAGAGCTTATTCAATGGCCATTTATATTATGGACATTCCCGGCTGGTCTGAAAGTGAGACAAGATTATTTGGCGATGAAGATAGAAGTTTGATTGTGAGTGCTTCAACAGCATTTCCAGATGTTAGAGAAACAGCGGAACAATTTGAGTCTCGGGTTCTTGACAACAATTATGTTGCTACATACTTCCCTGACGTATTCATCACTGATCCCGCAACTAGC